GTGGCTCATGAGGATTTGATGGAAAGGTCTCCCACTTATCGGAGGAGCATGGATTCGGCAAAGCTTAAAGAATCTATTAAGAAAAAGCAACAGGAAGAAGAATAGTGGAACGGGGCTTGTCGTATGATGACGTGTTGCTCGTTCCCCAATATTCGGATATAGCTTCGCGCCAAGAGATTGATATTTCAGCTGATTTGGGAAAAGGTGCGCCCCTGGAGGTGCCCATTATTGCTTCTCCTATGGATACGATTTCTGAATCTTCCATGGCTGCCGCCATGGCTTCGCATGGGGGGACTGCCATTATTCATCGATATCTTTCGATTGAGGATCAGTGTCGCCACGTTGAATCTCTACCGCAGGAGGCTATTGTAGGGGCAGCGGTAGGGGCGACGGGCGACTTTGAAGAACGAGCATGCGCGCTATCTGATGCTGGGGTAAATATTATTTGTATTGATATTGCCCATGGGCATCATGTTTTAATGAAGACTGCGCTACACACACTTCGCAATGTTTTTGGAGACACCATGCATCTTATGGCAGGGAACGTGGCCACCTTAGAAGGTATTAATGATTTAGCTGATTGGGGAGCCGACTCGGTGCGATGCAACATTGGAGGAGGATCCATTTGCTCCACTAGAGTTCAAACGGGACACGGAATGCCGGGACTTCAAACGATTATCAATTGCGCCAAGACTGATAGAGACATTAAGATTATAGCTGATGGGGGTATCCGCAATTCAGGCGATATGGTTAAGGCACTCGCTGCCGGCGCCGACGCTGTAATGTGCGGCTCTTTGCTCTCTGGTACCGACGAGGCGCCAGGAAAAATCCTGCAAGATATAGACGGGTACCGATGGAAATCTTTTCGGGGAATGGCTAGTAAAGAGGCACAAGTCGATTGGCACGGACGCTATAGCTCTTTCGAGGGAGTAGCAACACGCGTCCCTTATCGCGGTCCAGTTGGGCACATTGTAGAAGATTTGGAACGAGGCATTAGATCGGGGTTTTCATACAGCGGCGCCCGTAACCTCCTGGAACTACACGCAAAAGCCAAGTTCACGCAGCAAACAGCCTCTGGCTTGTCAGAGAGCCATGCCCACATTATGAGTAGGAAGTGGTAATGAGCACCGATATAGATTACGGAAACCTTACGAAGCGCATTGTGTTTACAGAAAATGACCATCGTCACGCCCAATTGGTATTGAAGCTTAAATATCTTAGGCTCACACAGGCTACCTTTTTTCGCCACATTATCACAGGGATCATCGAAGACGATCCACGTATTTTAGAGTATACTAATGAAATATCTGCTAAATCTAAAGTAAAGAAGGCAAAATCTGAAAAACTGCAAAAAATTGGTCGCCAAAAATTGCGAGATTTTGCGTTGTCTGAGGGGGAAGTAGAAAACATTTTTGATTTGTTGGAAGAGGAGTTCCCAGAGTTATGAAACGTCGAGATGGATTATTAGAATGTTCTCGTTTGTGTATGGAACATAAGATACGGTGCCCCCAACAGGAATGCCGCTTATGGATTGATTATCCCGAAGAGCAGAATTGCTCTTTGATATCAGTATATGAAAATGGAAGGCTAACATTGAGAGAGGTTGCTGAGCGGCTCCATGTTTCCTTCGCGAGAATTAAACAGATAGAAACCGAAGCCTTGAAAAAGCTAAAAAAGCATTGTATTCAGAATGGTTTAAATTTTTAAGGAGAGAGAAATGGAAAAAGAAAGAATAGCAATATTATCTTTTATTAGAAATGGCACTAGTTCTATGTCTGCAGCCCTTCGCACACTGGGGTATCTTCCCACAAACAAGCCCATCGTGCGTGATAATCCAGATGGCACTCCTGTGTGGTATATTTTGCCGGATCACCATGGCCCCTCGTACTGGCTTCTCGACACCGTGCCGCAACGCTTCTGGCTTCACCAGGCGATCACCATAGGCGCCTATGTGGCCGACGGCACCGACTGCGACGACACAGATGTTGGCTGGTGGCCACCATATAATGGAATAGTGGAACTTCGGCCCCCAGCCGACTCCCCCCAGGACATGGTGACGCTTATCGAACTATTAAAACATCCTTCCCGGGAATTCGTGCTAAACGTTTTTGAAAAGATTGATGCGAAGGGGTGGAACGCAATAGATGATATTCCATTCATGTCTCCGGAGTGGTATGTGCCATTTAATGAGAGATATAAAAATGCTAAAAATATATTAATTGTTCGAGACTCCAATGAGTGGTATGATTCTGTTCTTCGCCTTTTCGCTGGCGATGGCGCGAGGAGTGACAAAGCCGCCACCGCAGTTTTTTTTGATATTCCTGCCTTCACCGAAGAACATCGGAAGTTATCCATTATGAGATACGAAGCACACAACCAACAAGTAATTGATTATTTTAAAGCTAAGCCTGAAAAGTTGTTGGTTTTGAAGTTGCCGTTTAACGATAATAGTTGGAAACCGCTATGTAACTTTTTAGATAAAGAGGTGCCAACAGTGTCTTTCCCTTGGCTACACGCTACCCGGCAACAGAAGCCTTGAAAAAACTAAAAAAGCATTGTATTCAGAATGGTTTAAATTTTTAAGGTATTTATGGAATGGCACTACTAATTACAGGTGAGTTTTTATCTAAAGGAGAATTATGATGGCTCGTAAGAAACTTTTGACTGAATCTGAGATTCGTCGTTTTATGAAATTAGCCAATATGGGTGTGATTGGTGATAGCAGAATTGAGGGAATAAGCCTCCAAGAGCAGCCCATGGATCTTGGAGACGAGGAAGTAGAGATGGACACTGAAGTCGAAATGGAGCCTGAAGCGCCCGTCGAAGACGAGCTATCCATGGACGAGCCTGTTGAGGATGAGATGGGCATGGAAATGGGAGGCGAAGGTCTTCAAGTTTCCCTCGATGACTTTATGACCGCATTTGCTGGTGCCCTTGAAGATGCAACCGGAGAAGAGGTTAGTATTGAAATGGGCGATTTGGAAGGCGAAGATGAGGTAGACCTCGAGGGAGGTGAGGAAACATTAGACGTATCGGCTGAAGAAGATCTGGGCGAACCAGGAGGCATGGACATTGAAGCGGAAGAAGAAGTAGAAGAGCTGCCTGGCGGCCGCGACCTTTACGAAAACCAAGAAGATCTGGTCCGGAAGGTGGCTCAACGAGTGGCTGCTCGCCTCGTCAAAGAAAACAAAAAGACCGAAATGGTGGACGACCTCACAGAGAGAATTTTTAAGCGACTCATACGTAAATAATACTTGACTTTCTCTTAACGAATAGATATAATAACCACTGGACCTCTCCGGTGGTTATTTGTTTAGAGGCTACATGGAACAGACACACTTATTATACTTGTTGGTTTTTGCATTTGGATACCTCACCTGTAGAACATTCTATTTTGTAGGAAGCGCCAGAAAAAGCATGCAATTAATGCACATCACTCAACTAATTGCCCTATATATTACTGTGAAGGGTTTAGAAAATTTTCAATACGCGCGACAATATCGTTTAAACATCCTGAACGAAAGCAAAGCCAGTGAACAAAACGTAAAAGCGTTTAAGCTGCAGTGTGAAGAAGACGTATCTTTATATAAAACAAGAACGATCAAGAAGATGATCGCTGCGCATGGCGGATTTTTTAATCATTTAGTGCAATTTGAGGACTGGAATGGAGCCATGAAATTTTTAGAGAAGAACAGACAAGAGGTTATAAACCTTATTATGGAGGAGTGGAATGATTAAGCGACTTAAAGAGAAGGTAAATAAAATGCTCGAAGACAACGACGATAAGAAAATTCTCCTTATTGAACACCCTGCTATGGGCGACAACGAACCGGACTTGCGGGTAATAGGACTATTTGCAGATGTGATAGAAGAGAAGGTAGCGGAAGTGATCCTTGGGCTTTTGTATATGAATGAACAGAACAAACTGCTTCCCGAGGAGGAACAAAAAAGAGACATTCAGTTTTATTTGTCCACCTATGGAGGAAACGCAGATGACATGTTTGCACTCTATGATATGATGAAGCAAATTCAACAAACCACTGACATTAGCACTATTGGGGTGGGAAAAGTGATGTCGGCTGGCGTCCTGTTATTGGCAGGAGGCACCCCAGGCAAAAGAAAGATTGGTAGAAACTGTAGGATAATGCTCCATTCAGTAGTGGCAGGTAATCACGGCTCACTTCATAATCTTGTAAACGAGATGGAGGCCATTCAAGACCTACAACAAATGTATATAAATCGTTTAGTAGAGGAAACAAAAATGACCAAATCCCAACTCAAAAAAATGTTAGAACGTAAAGTTAATATCTATTTATCACCAGAGCAGGCAGTTGAGTATGGAATTGCCGACGAAATTATATAAGGAGTTAAAAAATGTCTGATGGATTAAGTGACATCTTAGAGATAGAATATGGCAAAGTAGAACAAAGAAAAAGAAGCGTGGATCTTTCTTCATTGCTTGAAATAGTAGAAAAAGTGTATGATGCAATAGAGCCTGAAGTGATGGGGGAAGTGGACAAGAAGGTTACCGACACCGACTCAAAGGAAGAGAAGTCAATATCAATCGCGCTCCCCTTTGTACAACTCAGTGAAGCGTGGGGAAAGCCCGATTCGATTCAGCGCCAAGAAATAGATAAGTTTGTTAGCCAATTGGGCCCCGCCGGCGCAAGTGCAATTCAAACGTTGCGTTCTCGGATAAGCCAATTAGAAAACTTCACGCGCACTTATTTGGGGGGGCGCTTAGTAAGCAAAAAGAAGAAGCTCCCAGTTTCCCAGGTAATTTCCAACATTCTATTGTTAGATACGTTAGCGGCTATTGTCACAGCCGGCGATGAAGAACAATATAGCGCTAGTCCAGCCGGTTTTTTATTTGAGGGTTTTCTGGCTGCTCTCGCTGGGGGCACCTCGTCGCAAATTAAGCCATGGGAAAGCGTTTCGACAGAGGATATTACTATTAAGTTGGGAGATGAAGGTGGAGTTCCCGTTAGCTTAAAGTTGCTAACACGAAGCGGAGGAGTCATACACGGCAGCATTAGCGATCTGGTGCAAGCGTTTGGCGATCAAGGAGTAGACCTTCAGCAGGCATATGGTTTGTCGGAAGTTCTCAAGCCTTCACCCGAGGCGACAGTAGCAGATGAAAACATTATAGGGATGAAATATATAATTGTTTTAAAAACTGCAAAAAAAGGTGGGACCAAGTTGGATTTTTATGAATATGATTTTGATTTGGCAAAGTTTCAAGCGTTTGTGGAGGGCGGACGAATTGCTGAACCTGGATCCGGCATTACACAATTTAAGCTTTCTAAGGGTGATTACATTGTAGACTCACGCGAAATAGTTCCTTCATTTGTGTTGCCGTCATCCAGCCAAATACGTTTGAAAGCCGAAGAGGTTTTAAGCGCACTGTACACAGAGTTTTATGAAATACTATCTACTCTTAAAACCACAACCGATGCCTTAAATACTTATCTTTCTGATCCGGAAGAGCAACGCGCCGAGGGCAAAGTGGCCGCTACACAAGCCGGCAAACTAGAACAAGAAATAAGTCACACAACAGACTAAAATAGTTTGACAAACTGTTTAAAAGAGATTATACTATTAACACGAGGTGAGCATTGAGTAGAGATTATGAGAGTAAAGAAGGTTTACAACAAAAAATCATGAAAGGAGTAAATGTTCTTACAGACAATGTTGCGTCTACATTGGGTCCACGCGGCCGCAATGTTTTGTTGCAGGAAAAGGGGAAGGTTCCCTTTATTACAAAAGATGGTGTCACGGTAGCGCATTTTGTTGCGCTTGATGATCCTTTTGAAAATGCAGGCGCCCAAATTATTAAACAAGCAGCCATCCAGACTAATAGTGATGCTGGGGATGGGACCACAACTGCCACGGTGTTGGCGCGCTCGATCTTAGTAGAATCCCAAAAGTATATCTTAGCCGGCATGTCCCCTATAGAACTTCAGCGCGGACTGCATTCGGCTGCACAAGAAGTTGCTTCCAACCTTAAAGAGTTGGCGCGCCCAGTGAAGAGCATTGAAGATATTCAACATATTGCCACTATTTCAGCCAATAACGATGAAACAATTGGAGAGCTTATTGCGCTAGCGGTTGATCGGGTTGGGCAAGATGGATCTATTACGATTGAAGAGTCGCGCTCGATAGAAACCTCCCTTGATGTCACAGAAGGATTCAGATTTGATGCCGGCTATTGTGCCGGCGCCTTCATTAGTGATGAGCGTCGAGCGGTAATGCACCACGAGGAGCCTCTGATTTTGGTAACTGACTATAAGATTACAACTGTTGAACAAATTCTCCCCCTGTTGGAAATGATGGCGAGAGAAGGTCGCGCGCTAATAATTGTAGCCGAAGATATTGAGGGACAAGCGTTGGCTGCTCTTATTATGAATGCGATGCGAGGCACCATGAAAGTTGCGGCTATTAAGGCTCCCAAGTACGGGGAGGAAAGACGGAACATTTTAGATGACTTAGCAACCTCCATTGGGGCAACTTTTATAACACGCGAAAGTGGAATTAAATTGCCGGATGTTCAAATGGCACATTTAGGAAGCGCCAAGTCCATCGAGAGTACTCAATATATTACGACTGTTGTTGGTGGTGGCGCTAATTTTGAAAAGATAGAAGAGAGAATTGAGACTTTAAAAGCTTTAATTGCTCAAACAGAGTCTCTGCAAAAGTGCGAACAGATTCAAGAACGCATTGTGAGGTTATCATCGGGAGTCGCGGTGATTCATGTGGGAGGAGCCACTCAAATTGAAATGACAGAGCGCATGCATCGTATTGAAGACGCATTGGAGGCGGTGAGATCTGCCCAGGAAGAAGGAATCGTCGGCGGCGGGGGCACCGCTTTGTTGCGTAGTAGCATGGCACTAGCTCCTCCGGGGAGCGCCGGGGAACATACCCTCGCGCGCTCTATTATTCAAGCCGCCTGCAGTGCGCCCATACGCCAGATGGCTCACAATGCTGGCAAATCGGCCGACATTATTGTACAACAGGTTGCAGAAACAGATGAAAATACTGGGTGGGATTTTCGTAAAGATGCGTTAGTAGATCTTTATGAAAATGGTATCATTGATCCTGTGAAGGTGACACGCACAGCGTTGCAAAATGCAATTAGTTGTGCCGGAACCCTTATTACTACTAACTATGGTATCATACAAACGGAGTAAACACAAATGAAATTCAGTCCAGGAGATTTAGTATACATTCCGCAAGGAGTAATATTACAAGAAGACCGAGAATGCCCCTCGGCAATATTAAAAATAGAGAAGCCACAAGTTGGCGTCTTCATTAGCGAAGATGACAATCGCAAATGGGCAGAAATTATGTTAGGCGGACAACGTTGGACAGCGCCTGCCACTAAAATTTATCGTATGGGGGAGGAAAATGCTGGTTAAACTAACAGAAGTTTGCACTAACGGTGCAGTGACCACCCGACAAAATTATATGCTTCGGGAAGTGTTCGTTAATCCACAACATGTCATTATGATTCGCGAAGATAAAATGATTCAAGAGTTGAATGAAAGGGGGCTCGTATCGGATGGATTAGATCCCACTCATCGATTTTCTAAGTTGACGATTAATCGAGGACACACGGGAACTGATATTGTGGTGGTGGGAGAGCCCACCGTGATAGAAACAGAATTAAATATAAATTTGCCATCTGCCGGCAAAAAGCTACTACGAGGTTAACACATGGGACAAAGAATAAATATACAATACTCTGTGGATGTCGATGATCTAGCGCGTGAAGCAGGGCGCCTTGTGGAAAGTGCCTTCATAGAATATCAAACCCTGCAAGCTGACTGCACACTTCAACCCGCTGACAAGGTTTTATCTTATGAGATGGCGGACCGCCTTGATCAAATTAGGTTGAAGTTGGGTGCCATTGATCATCGATTAAATGATGTATCTAATATAATCTTTGGATATCTTAATTATAAAGCTCATGAGCACTCGTCGCACCAAGAGGAGATGTCGGGACCTTCTATGGCAATGAGTGCGCAGGATATAGAAGCAAAACTAGAGAAGCTTAAAGAGTCGATAGGAGCTAGTGAAAATGAAGTCCCCGATTAGATCGCCTCTTCAATCTAAAAGCCTAAGGAGCCTTAAGGCGCTCATTCCAATTGGGAGCACCGTTACCTCTTTCATGCTATACGGAGGAGATGTCGAGCTTGGTTTGGCACAATCGGGAAGACGGGTGCATGCTTATACTAACAAGCATGTGATTTACGAATTTTGGACAACATTAAAAGAAGATAAAGAAAAGGTATTGTCGGCAGTGGACGAGTTCTATCCGCAAATCGATACTGTATTGTTTCATTATTTACAAGAATCGTGGCCACAGTTTGGTGATTGTTATATAAGATCAGCTTTCTTTTTTATTT